ATTAACAGTTGAAGGCGACCAAAATCCTGGTAAAGTTCCTATTCAAGAATTGCCTGGAGGTGGAGGAAATCAGATTCAAGTATTAATTGCTACGTATAATCAATATATACAAATGATTCGGGATGTTACGGGTTTAAATGAAGCTAGAGATGGCTCTGATCCAGACCCAAAATCCTTAGTAGGTGTACAAAAATTAGCTGCTGCTAACAGTAATGTAGCTACTAGACATATATTACAAGCAAGTATGGCTATAACTGTAACTTTAGCAGAATGTATAGCTTTAAGATTTAAAGACGTTCTTAACTTTCACCCAACTAAAGAGGCTTTTATAGGATCTCTAGGCAAGTTTTCAGTAGGGTCTTTAGAGGAATTAAAAAATCTTAATCTTCATGACTTTGGTATATTTTTAGAACTAGAACCTGATGAAGAAGAAAAAACAATGCTTGAAAGTAATATCCAAACTGCCTTAAGTGCGGGGAGTATTTTTTTAGAAGATGCAATTGATATTCGAGAAATAAATAATATTAAATTAGCTAATCAATTATTAAAATTCAGAAGAATCAAGAAGCAAGAGGCTGACCAAGCACAAGCTCAGGCCGCAAGTGCTGCCCAAGCAGAGGCTCAAGGACAAGCACAAATTCAAGTTGAACAAGCTAAAGCTCAAGCTGAGCAAGTAAAAACGGAATCTAAAATTCAATATAGACAAGCAGATATTGAATTTGAAATTAAGAAAATGGAAGTGGAAGCTCGTACTAAACGAGAACTAATGCAATATGAATTTGAATTAAATAAACAATTAAAAGAAATGGAGCTAAAAGCTCAAAAAGAATTAGCATCTCAACAAAATGATGCAAATGTAGAAGTAGCAGAAGTGAAACAAACTGCTAAAAGCATAGCCGGTCCGCCATCAAGTGGTAAGCCTATGAAATCGTTTGAGTCTAAAGGTAATGATGTACTAGGTGGTATTGATTTATCAAGATTTGACCCTAAATAATTATTATTTAAACTATTTTATTATATACAATTATGGAAGAACAAGAAGTACAAGTAAAAGATGTTGGGGAAATTAACCCTGATGTAGTAACTCCTGAACAAAAAGAAGCTGCAGTTATTAATGATGCAGTAGATAAAGGCGAAGTTGCCGAGGAGTATAAGGTTAAAGAAGAAGATGGTGTCTATAAAATTGATTTAGACAATCCGCCAAATCAACCTAAAGAAGTTAAATCTAAACCTAACAAAGATGCCATACGAGGGGAAACAACTGATAGCGTGCAAGATACAGGAGAAAAAGGATCTGAAAGCGGGGAGAAAGCCGAGTTGGCCTTGCGGGGACAATCCAATAAAGAAGATAAAACCCCTGAAACCAAGGAAGAAGTATTAGAAAAAACTGAAGATAGTACTTCTGATTCACCATTAGAATTAATTACTGATGATGAAGAACCTACTAAAAAAGTAGAAAAAGTTGCAGAAACTCCTGCAGCGGAAATACAAGAAAATATACAGGAAGAACCAAAACAAGTGCTTCCTGAAAATGTAGATAAACTAGTAAAGTTTATGGAAGAAACAGGTGGGTCTGTTGAAGATTATGTTAATCTTAATAAAGATCTATCTAAAATGGATAATACCACTTTACAAAACAACAAAACCTCATTTAGATGTAGATGATGTAGATTTTTTATTTACTAAAAATTTTGCCTATGATGAGGAGGCGGATGATCCGTCAGAAGTAAAAGCTAAGAGATTAGCTTTTAAAGAGGAGCTTTATAATGCTCAAAATTATTTTAAAGGAGCTAAGGATAAATATTATGCTGATCTTAAGTTAAGTAAGCAAGAGGATATTTCGCCTGAATACCTTGAAGCTATGGAACATTATAAAATGTCTCAGCAACAGACAGAGGAACATAAAAATTTACAAAAAACATTTATTGATAAAACCAATACAGTTTTTAACGATGAGTTCAAAGGTTTTGATTTTAAGGTCGGAGAAAATAAATACAGGTTTAAAATAGAAGATTCAAAAAAAGTAAAGGATTTCCAGTCTAACATTTCTAATTTTGTTAATCAATTTTTAGATGATAAAGGAACAGTTGCAGATGCTAAAGGGTATCATAAAGCGTTGTTCACAGCACAAAATGCTGATAAAATAGCTAACCACTTTTACGAGCAAGGCCGTGCCGATGCAATACGGGAGGCTGCTAAAAAATCTAAGAATATTAATATGGAACCACGACAAGATGCTTCTTCAATAGTAACATCTAGTGGTGAAAAAATTAGAGTTGTATCAGGAGATTCATCTGATAAGTTGCGAATTAAATGGAAATAAATAAATTAATAACTTAAAATCAAACAATTATGGCTTTTACAGCGGGCGTACCAGCTGCTTTGCAACCATCGCAAACTAAAGCACTTTACGCCGGAAATTACATTGACTTTACAGCCGCTGGCTTTAGTCAATGGACACAACAATTTTTACCAGATGTATACGAAAAAGAAGTAGAAAGATATGGAAACAGATCTATTGGTTCTTTCCTTCGTATGGTATCTGCTGAGATGCCTTCCACTTCAGATCAAATAATCTGGACTGAGCAAGGAAGATTACACACAAGATATGCTAACTGTTTACCTCAAGGTAATGCTGGTGTTATGCCAGCTGCTGGAGCGGCAGGAGCAATTGCAGCTAATGCTGCATCAGGTGGTGTACTTAATTTTAATGTACCTGCTGCAACACAACCTACAAGTTTAGGTGTAAGTTCACAGGCCACTACTCAATGTAACTTTAGAATCGGACAAACAATTATGGTTCAAGTTCAAACAGGAGCTGCTACAGCTGTTGGTGGAACAGGGGAAGTAATTAAAGGTGTTTGTACTAACGTTGGTGTTGGGGCTGGTGCTGTAGGTGCTGGACAACAATTCCAAATTCAAGCTTATAAAGCTCACGGCGCAATTGGGGCTGGGGACTTTTTAACAGCTATTGCTTATGGATCAGAATTTGCTAAAGGTACTGGAAACTTTACCGAAAAGCTAGATCCAGGATATGCTACATTTACTAATGCGCCTATCATTTTAAAAGAAAACTACCAAATTAACGGTTCTGACACTGCTCAGATCGGTTGGATTGAAGTTACTTCTGAAAATGGTGCTAATGGTTATTTATGGTATATGAAATCAGAACATGAAACAAGACTACGTTGGGAAGACTACCTAGAAATGTCTATGGTTGAGGGTGTTAAATATACTGCTGGAGGTGCTGCAATTGCATTAGGTACATTCGGTGGAAGTTTAGCTGCTCAAAATGCTAGAGGTACTGAAGGTTTCTTTGCAGCTCTTGAAGCAAGAGGTAATGTTTATACTGGATTCGGTGGCCAAGCGGCTGTTGGTGCAGGTAATGGGTCTCTTACTGATTTTGATGCAGTTCTTAAACAATTAGATAAACAAGGTGCTATTGAAGAAAACATGCTTTTCCTTAATAGAGAACTTTCTTTAGAAATTGATGACATTCTTGCAATGCAGAATGGTACATATGCTGCTACAGGAGCAAACACTAAAGGTACTTCTTATGGAGTATTTAATAATAGTGAGGATATGGCTCTTACATTAGGATTTACTGGTTATAGAAGAGGTTCTTATGACTTCTACAAAACTGACTGGAAATATCTTAATGATTGGTCTACAAGAGGTGGTTTCGGAGATATCGAAGGAGCATTAGTTCCTGCTGGTACTTCAACTGTTTATGATCAACAACTTGGTCAAAACATTAAGAGACCATTCTTACATGTTAGATATCGAGCTTCAGAAACTGAGAATAGAAAAAACAAATCTTGGGTTACAGGATCTGTTGGTACTGGTTCTCCAACTTCTGATATTGATGAGATGAAACTTAACTATTTAAGTGAAAGATGTCTTATTACTCAAGCTGCTAATAATTTCGTATTATTTAAAGCTTAATTTTTAACTATAGGATACGGGCCCTTCGGGGCCTCGTGTTCTTATTTTATATTATTTTATTATGACAACACAAACAAAAGAAATACAAAGTAGTTCTGTTGAACTAGAAAAAGATTGGGAATATAGGGATAGAACATATTTATTAAGAAGCAATTTATCACCTGTATCTTATACTATTCAAACTAGGCATACGCCAAGAAAACCATTAATGTGGTTTGATGAAAATTTAAAAATAAATAGAGAAATAAGATTATCAACTAATCAAAAATCTTTATTTGTTGATGAACAAGAAGGATATACATCTTTAACACATATTATGTTTCAAGATGGTGTATTAAATGTGCCACGAACTGATGTAATAACTCAGAAGCTTTTATCGATTTATCATCCTCAAAGAGAAAAAATATGGGAAGAAGTTGATGAGGTTAAAAAAGCTAGAGATGAGGTAGATATACTCGAATTTGAATTAGATGCATTAATGTTAGTACAACAGCTTGATATTGAGCATTTAGAAGCTATAATGCGTACTGAACTAGGTTCTAGCGTAGGCTCTTTAAGCTCTAAAGAATTAAAAAGAGATGCTTATAGATTTGCTAGAAAAAATCCTCAATTATTTATGGAACTTTCACAAGATGATGATATTAAATTAAGGAATTTAGCAAATAGAGCTGTAGAACAAGGGATTATCTTATTGACCGATGATAATACCGTGTTTAAATTTGCTTCTAATGATAAGAAGATTTTAACAGTCCCATTTGATCAGCATCCATATGCAGCCTTAGCGCAGTATTTTAAAACTGATGATGGTATTGATTTAATGAAATCATTAACAAAAAAACTTGCATAACTACTTGGTATAAGGTGAGAGATTAACCTTATACCGTCTAATTAATTAAAAACAAATACATGGTTAATATAAATAATGTATACCAAACAGTACTTGTTATAACCAACAAAGATAATAGAGGTTATATAACACCTGATGAATTTAATAGATTAGCTGAGCAAGCACAAAACGAAATATTTGCAAGTTATTTCGCTAAGCAAGCTAGCTATGAATTAAATGCATTTGTAGATAGTGATTTTTCTGATCCTACTACATATTTAGCTGAAAAAATAAATGTATTTTATAAATCAGGTGATTTAACATTATCTAATGGAGTATTTACTTATCCAGATGATTTATATAGAGTAGGTGTTATTTCTGTAGATGGGAAAGTAGCTGATAGAGCTTCTCATGAAGAAATAAAGTATATTAATTTATCTCCTTTAACTTATCCTGTTGCCACTCAACCTGTTTATACACTAGGAGACGCTGGTATAACAGTATATCCAGATACAGTAACTACAGGGGTTAAAGCTGATTATTTAAAAAAGGCAATTAGGCCAAAGTGGGGTTATGTATTACAAGGCACTATTCCTTATTACGATCCAACTGTATTTGATCCTGCAACCGATAGTTATGATACTGCTGCAAAATCTTATAATTTTGAATTACACCCTTCTGAAGAAAATAATTTAGTTATAAGAATATTAACATATGCAGGTGTTGTAATAAAACAAGGTGATGTAACAGGATTCTCACAAACTAAAGAACAACAAAACGCAGCAACTGAACAATAATGGCAATATCAAGAAAACCTTTAGACGTCGATAACTACTCAGCCTTAGATGGAGGAACAGGATTAGAAGTACCAGGATACTACAGAAGAACAAATCTTAATGATATAATAAATAACTTTGTTGTAGCTTATATTGGAGATGGGAAAGTTTTAACTAAAGTACCACGTTATGAAGTAGCTTTTTGGGCCCAACGTGCTGTTCAAGAATTTAGCTATGATATATTTCATTCAGAAAAAGCTATTGAAATTCAGTTAAGTGACTTAAGACAAATGTCTTTACCGTCGGATTATGTAAATTACATTAGTATTCAATATACTGATAATAATGGTGTTCAAAGAACTATTTTACCAAGTACTTTGACTCATGCAAACCAGGGTGTTGCACAAGATGGTAATTATCATTATTTATATGATCAAGAGGGTAATATAGTATATGCTGAAACATCTGAAACAATTGACAGATTTAAACAACAAGATAAATTAGGAAATACAGAGCGGGCTAATGATTACTATTATGGGTATTTTTATGGAGATGATTTCGGATATTATGGAAGAAGATATGGATTAACACCTCAATTCCAAAATGTTAATGGTAGCTGTGTAATAGATCTAGCTGCTGGTCAAATATACTTTGATGCTTCAATTACAAAAGATACATATGTTACTTTAAATTACATCTCTGATGGGCTTGGTAATAATGGGAATTTTGATAATGTATATGTTCCTAAAATGGCTGAAGAAGCTGTAATGGCTAGTATACTTTATAATTTATCTAAAATTAGACCATCTGCTGCTGGAGCATCTGCTTTATATAAGAAAGAAGCATTTGCTAAAATGCGTAATGCTAAAATTAGAATTTCTAATATGAAGATAGCAGAAATGACTCAAATATTCCGTAATAAAGCTAAGTGGATTAAACATTAATAAAATCTTATGCCAGAAATAAAAAGAGCATTTAATCTTGGTAAAATGAACCGAGATTTAGATGATAGATTAGTACCTGCTGGACAATACAGAGAATCATTAAATATTAATATTGGTCAATCAGAGGGTGCAGATGTTGGTGCTGTTGAAAATTTATTAGGTAATGAAGCCGTTGCTTCACCTTCGCAATTTACTAGTTTAGCTGATGCTAAGTGTATTGGATCTCATAAAGATAATGGTACTGAATGTATATATTTCTTTGTAACAGATAATAAAATTTATGATGAAACTAATCCTACTAGTAGAAGACATGGAATTTTTG